TTTGGTAGCGGCATCTTGCGCTTTAATCTGCAACTCTTGCTGCTGCATCTGAATAATCGGATCCTGCATCTGCTGCTGGGCTTGCTGTTGAGCCGCCTGACCTTGATGCATCTGGAGCAACTGAGTAGACGCCTGCGCCACCAATTTAGACAACTGAACCTCCATGTCCTCATTAAGTTCTGCATTGGGCGCAGGGAGCGTAGCCCCCAGTCGATCTTCAATCTGTTTGCGGTACTGGAACGACAAATGTTCTGCAATGTGAGCCATCACTGCGGCCTGCATCTGCTGGGCCATCGGGTTCTGCCCAATCTGCGCCATGATGATCGGGTCCTGCATAAAGGTCGTGTGCACGGCAATATGTGCATCGTGGTCTTGGTAGATAAACGCCTTAGTAGGCTTGCCGTTAAGAAACGCCATATTCTCACTGATGGGGTCCCGAGGCGTCATATCATCCTCAATCGGCACTAACTTTTCAGCGTTCTTGATGCCCAACACCTCAATCATCTGGCGGTGCAACTGTGGTAAGTCGTAGATCTGCGGAGCGCCCTGAGCCAACTGAATGACAGCTTGATACTGCATGATCCGCTGCGCCATCGTGGCAGAGTTGGGGTCCGATACGGGGATCACCTCCACAATGTCATAGTCGCCTTGCTTAGCTCTGCGGTCCCCACCCTCGGGGACGAAACTGTACTCGTCAGGGGCGTGGTCGCGGATTAGCGCCTTGAGCAGTTTAAACTCCTGCTTCATCGAATAGTGCACGCGAGCCTGCACAGCCGACATGGTTTTAAGCTGCCGCTCCAAGATAGCCAGCGTAGTACCCACCGGAGCATTTGCGCTCATGTCGCTGACTTTCATATCAGCAATCGAACCCAAACGGCGACCTTCGTCTGTAATCTTATCTAGTAGACCTGCCAGAACCTGACTTGGTTCTTTGTAAGGCAACGCCATGATGTTGTCTTTGATCGAACCACTAGGAACGTCCACGTCGCGGAACTCGCCCGGTGCAATCGGCGTGTCATCGCCCTTAACTCGCAGCCCACGAGACTTGAGTCCCCCCGGTAAATTTGATAAAGTACCCGCATCAACCAACTGTCGGATGAGGCTCGTCCCTGCCCGCGCGTATCCACCTATTAGGTTAATTAGGCCAAATCCATAAGGCCCAAACCCGGGTATATACGTGTACTGTACGAAGTGTTGGCGTTTTAGTCGGTTCTTATCACTTTCTTCCCAATTTCGATAGATTGAGAGGATGTTGTTGGTTCCTCTATCAATAGTGATCACATAAGGGAGTGCAATCCCGTCCTTGTCCTCGTAGCCGGGCAAGTCAAAATCAACTTGGATTTCGTAGAACTGGTAGCGGTCGTCGTCTGACAGGTTATAGCCCTGATCTTCAGCTTTGCGTTTCTCGATATCCGAGTGGATCATTTGGGGCTCGCCCAAATCTATATCCCGGTAAAACCCGTCTACTTGTAATTTGCGCAATTCATTTTTGGTCTTGCGCATGACGTGCGTTACACGCTCAGATGTAAACGCGCTGGTACAACCGTAAGGAAGTACAACGTCTTCAGCCGGTATAAAGATGGAAGTCTGCCGGTCCAAACTCGGGTCAAAATAAACCTTCTTAAAGGCCGCGCCCGCCAAACTTAAACTGAACAACATGCGCTCATGCTCGGGCCGGTACTCCGTCATGGTCTCGGTCAACTGGTAATTCATATCCTCGCGGACACGCTCAGCGGCTTCTTCTTTTAGGCGGTCAATAGCGCCAATAATCTCGGTCTTGACTGGGCCCGCTGCGGGGAAAGTCTCAATAATGGTTTCGGACTGGAACCTAACGGCGGCTTCTACCAGCACGGTAGAGAACACGCCACATGCGCCGTTCCAAGGCTCGGTACGCTCTTCGTACTTCATGCCCAAAACATCAAGGCCCTTTACGTACATTTCTACCCAGTCTTTACGGCTGTTAATGTCGCTCTCAACCAATTCGACCAGTTCGCTAGCGATGGACTGCAACTCGGCGTCGTCCATGTACTCAGCTAAATTAGAATCAAAGGCTTCGCCCCCACCTTCAGCCTCGGGCATCAAGGTAATTTCCATACTGCCATCTGCCAGCGTTACGGACTCCGGGTCCTCAATAGAGATTTCCAAATCAGGGATGTCCATCTCTGGCGATCCAGCCATGCCGAGTGGGGCTGCGTAAATAGAACGGTCAATATTGGTAGCCATGTAAAATCCTTAGTAATATGCAGGACGCCGAGTTTTGTAAAAAAGGTCATTATCATCGCGGTCTGTGCTTAAACGCAACATACCACCATTACGAATCCTAGCCAACGCAAGCGTCATAGCGTCAACCTCGTCGTCATGTTCCCCCGCCGGAAATGCCAAAATTTCCTCAACCGTACTTGCTGCCCATGCGGTTTCCGGGAACCATACATGCCCCGCAGCAAACATATCTGATACGGCGTTCAAACGCGCAATTTTATCCTGACCTTTACCCGGGCTGAAATCCTGTACAAATATATTAGATCTACGCATCTCGTCAATCAAGGGCTGCCCACTGGCTTTAGCCTCCACAATAACGCTATCCGGTTGCCATTCTTCGTACTGGTCATGCGCCATTTTCTTCAACTCAGGAAATTCGTACTTCCCCTTAACGCGGTTGAGCAATATCACATTAGTCGTATTATCTTCCTCATTCTGCCACACCCCCCACGTATGGCACACAGAAAAGTCAGAGCGTTGTTTAGTAGTTAGCGCAGTATCGTACGCCTGCACAATAAAATCAACCTTAGGCGGGTCATCTTTTTCCCACCATTTAATCCACTCCCGTTTGATAATAGCCGCTTCAGAGGCTGTCGGGTTCTGTTGGTACTGCGCATACCACTGCCACATGATGTGGTGCATGGACGCTCGGGTTTGTTGCAAAGACTCTAAGCTCCACTGCTCGGGCCATAGGGATTTCTCCTCATCAGTGCCTTCATTAAAGATCGCGGGGAACTCAAAGGCGTCGTACTGGTCACCACTAGAATTAAGTGCTGAATCTTTAAGCAGCCGCCCGATCAAATCCCGCTGGTGCCACCGTGTGTGCAGCACGCATATCTTTCCATTAGGCATTAAACGAGTGCGTAGACCTGCGGCAAACCATTCGTACGCCGAATCCAGCGAAGAAAAGTTAGAGGATTTCAAGTCCTGCTCAGAATGCGGGTCGTCAACAATAATTAAGTGGGCACCACGGCCCGCTAACGCGCCACCAACACCCGAAGCGTAAAACTCCCCGCCTTTGTTGGTGTTCCACTGCCCCGCAGCCTTAGCATCAGCAGCGATCTCCACGCCCGGGAATATTTTCTTGTACTCCGCCGTCTGGAGCAGGTTACGAACCTTCCGCGCCATGACCACCGCCAAGTCCGCAGTGTGCGAAGCCACAATAATCTTGTGATCGGGGTGCTTTCCGAGATACCAAGCGGGGTAATAGATGGAAATCATCTGGGATTTACCAAAACGGGGGGCCATAGACACAGCAATCCTCGACTTTTGGCCCTCTTCCACGTCCATCAGCAGGGAACCTAAGCGTTTTAGGTGCATTCCGAACTTATATCGGGTGTCTACGGCTGCAATAAACGCTAAAAAGTCATTTTGGGCCGCAGAAATACGCTTGCGTTCCTCTAACTCGTCAAACATGGTGAGCAATTCCACTGCTTCCTCGGGCGGAAGCCCCTTGACGATCTTGTTGATGATATCGGGAGTAAGACTAGCGGAAGAGAGCATTGGATTTCTTGGGCGCTGGAGTCGTTATGGACGCTAAAACATCAGAAACTTCCAATTCTTTAGGGGGTTCTACGTGGCGTTCTACAATTTCCCCCTCAATAACCTTGGTAAGACGCTCGCGTAGCAGTTGTTCAAGCTCTTCCGTCGGTCTATGCCGCATCGTAATTTCGGTTTTCTCGGTAAACAGCCCAACGTCCAAAATCTTTCCTAACATCTCTAGAGCTTTTAGCCTGATCCGGGGGTCTCTATCTGCCGTTTCTAGCAAGAGTTTGTTGGTTATGTACGTCCGCAGTTGTGCCGCAGATTTAACAACCACACGATCATACTCACTCAGTAGTGCTGAAAGATGAGCAACGACCCCCGGATCCGCCAAATCATCGTCCGACGCCACATTCTTCCCCGTAAAAATAGCACGTGCACTATTTTTCTGTTCGTCACTAATAGAGTCCGCATCCGGTACCGAATCTGTTACATGTAACGCCATTAACGCGGACGCAACGCGTTCTTCCAGCCCGACAAATGTGGGGGAATAGTCCGCTAGCGGAACGTCATAATCAATAACAGTTTGGTACACGGCGAATACGCAGCCTTTATGTTCGTAAAAATTATATATTATTTTTTTAGTTAAGGGAAGTTCTAAATGATGCCGGGGGGTCATCCTGTACAGAGGGGGTGGGGTCTAGGGATCTAGATTATTATATGTTGCTTTGGGAGTTGTGGGGGTTTAGGCAACACTCAGCGTAAGCGGACGGGCGGAGTCCCAAAGCACGCAAGGGGGGTCGGGGTGTACTGGGTTCGCCAGCCCCCAAAATCAAAACGGTATAAACAGTTTACGTCTAAGATTAGTTGTTGACTAGTTACCATTAAATCTAATACAATTTATACATCGGCAAACAATCATTTCGATTGCCCGATACTTAGGAGTATTTCAAATGACTACTGTTAACGTTATCCCTTTCAATTCAACTGCATCTGCTATTGGTAACCAATTCAAAGCCTTTGACGATGCATCAACTAAACTGATGGCATTCATTGTGCAAGTCTTGCAAGCCTACATCGACCAATGGGCATTGGTTAACGATAAGGATAAGGCTTCATGCAACGCCATGGGCAAAGAAATTCGCGAATGCGAAGCCGTGCAAGACTTGATTGCATTAGGTGCAATGGAGAAAAAGACATTCACCGAATACGCACAAAGCGCTATGCGTGCATTGCATTGGGGAGTACCATTCAATGCGGCACTTAAGAATGACCCCGCATACGCATTGCCATGGGGTAAGGCTAAGCCAAAAGACACCACTAAGGCCGGCAAGGTTACCAGCACTTCACGCGAAGACTTGGACAAAACCCTAAGCAAAGCCATTGCGCAAGCCCGCATGTTAGGTTTAACTGAACTAGCCGCCGACATTCTTGACGTTTGTTTAGAATCCCTTGACGGTTTCAAGGAAGTCGAAGCCTGACACATACCTTACATCTAATCTTAGCCCGCCTCGGCGGGCTTTTTTTCGCCCTGACTTTTCTAGTGTGCGTCACGTTGGCGCACATTTTTGCCGCGTGATAGTAGTCCGACTGTGCGGGAGCGGGTGCGCGAGACAGGGCAACGGAGGGCGCGTGAGCGTGCGTACGCGAGCGATCAAAAAGGTTTGGTTAGATCTAATATTAGATGGCTGACCGATTTGCGGAGTTTATTAGTATCGATACAGGCGTTACAGAAAAATGGGGGTTGATACAGGTTTGTCATCGCAGTTTTGTAACGCGCGTTTTTGAAAGTTAGTTAGCACTCGCT